AGGTCATCCCCTACGGCGACCCCGACGGCGCAGGCGACCTGCAGCGGTCTAACCAGATCGCCTACCGCACCGAGGGCGTCTACGGCTTCGCCGTGCTCGACCCCAAGGCAATCGCGTGCCTGAAGAGCAAGTGATGGGCGCCTTCGACAAGACCCTCGTCCCCGGCGAGGGCGCATCCTCATCCGTGTTCGACCAGCCGGTGAAGTTCGCCGGCGCCTCCAAGGTGGCCTCCGCCGACGCCCAGGCCGCCGCAGGGGCGGCGCCCACCAAGGCCGAGTTCGACGCCGTGGTCACGCTCGCAAACGAGCTCAAGAAGACCCTCAACTCCATGCTCTCCTAGGGGGTGCCGCATGGCCGCAAGAATCAGCGTCACGCTCGACGAGTACGCGGCCCGCTACGGCATGCCGTCGGACTCCAGTCGCGTCTCCGTGCTGCTCTCGGACGCCTGCGACATGCTGCTCACGGCCTACGAGGGCCGCTGGGGCTACTACGTCGAGGGGTCGCACCCCGCGTTCGACCGTGGCTACAAGGCCGTGGCGTGCGCCGTCGTGAACCGCGCCGTGAGCGTGCCGGACTGCTTTGCCGGCGCCACGCAGTACAGCCAGACGGCTGGCAGCTACAACGCCTCCGTGACCTTCGCCAACCCCACATCCGACCTCTGGCTCGGCAAGTCCGACCTCAAGCGGCTGGGGCTGGCGGGCACGCGGGTCTTCAGCATTGCGCCCATGGTGGGGGAGGCCGACCATGCTTAGCCTCATCCCGACGGAGCAGGTCGCCGTCCTGCGCCCCACCGTGGAGCGCGACGACCTGGGCGAGCCGACGCTCGGAGAGCCGACTCGCGAGCCGGTCGAGTGCGTCGTGTGCCCCGGGGCCACCTCGGACATGGACGCGACGCGCCCCGAGGGCGTCACCGTGAGCTACACGCTGCACTTCCCGAAGACCTACGCCGGCAGCCTGCGCGGCTGCTCGGTCGAGGTGCGCGGCGAGACCTACGACGTGGTGGGCGACCCGCAGCGCACGACCGACGCCGCCACGCCCGGCCCCTGGAACCTGGCCGTGGAGGTGACCCGCGCCGATGGCTAGCGTCAAATTAGGCAAGTTCAAGATGAGCCGCGCCGGGTACGCCGCGCTCATGGACTCCTCCGGGGTCCAGGGCGTCATCGGTCGCAAGGCCCAGGCCGTCAAGGCCGCCGCTGACGCCGGGCTTTCCGACGGCGGATACGCGCTGCCCGGCCACGAGGTCAAGGACATCCAGGGCAAGCTCGCACGCGGAAAGGTCGTGCGCACCAAGACCGACCAGGCCCGCTACAGCGAGGCCACGCGCAAGACGCTGTCAAAGTCGCTGGGTGCGGCGAACGGATAGGGAGAAGGCACATGGACATCGAGGCCGTCGTGGCGAGAAGGCTCTCAAAGGCCGTGGGCGTGCCCGGCCGCGTGGAGGTCACCGCCGACGCGCCGGAGAGCTTCATCAGCGTCGAGCGGCTGGGCGGGGGAGGCTCCATGTTCGAGCCCGTCCAGCTCGCCGTCGACTGCTGGGCCGGGAAGAGGCAGCGCAAGGCCGCGCAGGCCCTCTCCGAGAGGGTGAAGGCCGCCGTCTGCGACCTCGACGAGGAGCCGAACGTGTTCCACCCCGAGGTCACGAACTGCTACCGGCAGAACGACCCGGACACGGGCCGCTCAAGGTACATCGTGCAGGCCCAGCTGTGGGTCTGCGAATAGACAAGGAAGGGGCCTGCTAATGGCTGAATCCAACACCAACAACCAAGCGAACGTCAGCGCGGGCAAGGGCGTCAAGGGCGGTTACATCTTCTCCGCGCCCGTCGGCACCGCCCTACCGACCGACGTCAAGGCCACACTCAACTCGAGCTTCAAGTGCCTCGGCTTCATCTCCGAGGACGGCTACGTCGAGACGGTCGACGAGGACTCCGACGACATCGTCGACATGAACGGCGACGTCATGGACTCGACCAACTCCAACCGCGTCGAGTCAGCGCAGTTCACCCTCGCCGAGATCAAGTCCGAGACGCTCAAGCGCATGTACGGCGCGGCAAACGTGACCGACGCCAAAGGCGTCATCACCGTCAAGCACAACTCCGACAGCCACGACACCTTCTCCTACGTGCTCGAGCTGGTCCTCAAGAACGGCCGCCGCTGGCGCAAGGTCGTTCCCAGGGGCATGTCCTCCGAGCTGGACGACCTCACCATCGCCAGCTCCGAGCTGTGCCAGCGCGCGCTTACGATCAAGTACCTCTCCGACGAGCACGGAAACACCTGCTACGACTACATCGAGTCCACGGAGACGGCGGCGTCGTCCGTGTCGTCCGACCGGTAGGGAGGGGCGAGATGGCGAACACAGAGCACGACGTGATGACCGTCCAGTTCCGCGGCCAAGAGTTCGACGTCGATGTCACGGCATTGTCGTCCCTCAAGGTTCAGACGGCGCTCAACCTCGCGGCGCGTGACCCGCGCGCCGCGAACGAGGCCATGGACCTCGTCTGCTGCGGCCACCTGGTCGACTACATCGGACGCGTCCCGGACGCCGACGGCAACGCCCCCGGCGAGCTGGGGTGCTCCGCCGAGGACTGGGAGGCGTTCATCTCGGCCATGGCGGAGGCCGTCTCGGCAAAAAACTAGCCGGCTTCGCCCGCGACTGGCTCGACCACCGCGAGGACACGGTGGCGGACTTCAGGCAGTTCTACGGCATCGACCTCCCCCTGGAGGCCGGGGACGTGGACTGCCGCCGCTGGGCGATGCTGTGGCACGCGCTGCCGCGCGAGTCGAGGACGGCGAGGCGGCATAGCCCGGCGCTCGAGTGGGGCTCCGGCGAGTACATGCTCAGCCAGGCTGTCTACTACCTCAACCTCCTCGCGTGGAGGCAGTGCACCAAGGACGGCCAGAGGGGGCGGCGCGCCCCGCAGCCTCCGAAGACCCCGGGCGAGAGGGCGGACGCCGAGCGGCGCCGCGCCAACGCCGAGGCTTCGCGCGGCGAGATAGACAGAATCCTCGGCATCCCGGAGGGGGGCGCGTAAATGGCGGTCAACGTCGGCTCGGCCTCGGTCACCATCATGCCGAGCATGAACGGCTTCGCGGACAAGATGGACAGGGAGCTCGGCGGCGCGGGAAAGACTGGCGGCTCGGCCTTCTCCAAGGCGTTCGGCACGGCGGCGCAGCCAGGCAGCGGCTTCCTCGGCAAGTTCCGAAGCGCCGGCACGCAGGCAGGCTCCCAGATGGGCGAGTCCGCGGGCAAGGGCATCGGCGCCAAGGGCGCGGCCATCGCCGGCGCCATGGGCGGCCTCGCCGCGTCCATCGGCTCGAAGCTCGTTGGGGCCGTCCAGGGCCTCATGGGCGAGATGGCCGACGCCAGCGACTCGGCGCAGAAGTTCGCGAGCACGCTGTCCTTCGCAAACGTCGACGACTCGACCATCAAGCAGCTGACGGCCTCGACGCAGGCCTACGCTGACAAGACGGTCTACAGCCTATCCGACATCCGCAACACCACGGCGCAGCTCGCCGCAAACGGCGTCGACAACTACGCGCAGCTCGCCGAGGCCGCTGGCAACCTGAACTCCGTCGCTGGCGGCAACGCCGACACGTTCAAGTCCGTTGCCATGGTCATGACGCAGACCGCCGGCGCCGGCAAGCTCACCACCGAGAACTGGAACCAGCTCTCCGACGCCATCCCGGGCGCGTCCGGCAAGCTCCAGGAGGCCATGAAGGCCAACGGGGCCTACACGGGCGACTTCCGCGAGGCGCTGGAGAAGGGCCAGATTTCGGCCGAGGAGTTCAACAAGGCGGTCATGGACCTCGGCATGACCGACGCCGCAAGGGAGGCGGCGGCCTCGACCAGCACCATCGAGGGCGCCATGGGCAACCTCGAGGCCGCCGGCGTGAATGCCGGGGCTGTGCTTCTCGACGCCTTCAAGCCGCTCGTCACGGGCGGGCTGAACGGGGCGTCGGACGCCATCACGGCCGTCGCTGACGGCGTGTCGCAGTTCATAGCGGCCGCCCAGCAGAACGGGGCGGCGCAGCAGCTCGCCGACGTCCTGGGGCAGGTCGGCGACGTCGCAGGCAACATCGGCGGCGCGCTGGGGGGACTCGCGCTGGCCATCCTGGGGATTCAGCCCAGCGGAGACGCCGCCAAGGACGCGGCCGACGGCCTCAAGGGCGCCCTCGATGCCGTCCAGCCGATAATCCAGGGCGTCTCCGACGCGACCGGATGGCTCAGGGACCACGCGGCGGAGGCCGCGCCCTACGTCCAGGGTCTGGCCTTCGCCTTCGTGGCCATGCGCGCGGCTCAGGGCATCGCCGGGTTCGTGACGGCCTTCTCGGCGGCGGTCGGCGGCGTGTCAGTCACCGCCCCGGTCGCAGCGGCCCGCACGACCGCGCTCGCGGGCGGCGAGACGGCCGCGGGCACCGCAGCCGGCGTCTCCGTGGCGCAGATGCTCGCCTTCGGCGCCGCGGTCGCGCTCGTCGGCGCGGGCGTGGCGCTCGCGGCGTTCGGCATGCTCACGCTCTCCACGGCGGCCGTGCAGATAGCCTCGGCAGGCCCAATGGCCGCCGTCGGGATGCTCGCCATGGTCGGCGCGGTCGCCGGGCTTGCCGTCGGGGCCGCCGTCCTCGGCCCCGCGCTCACCGCGGGGGCCGTCGGCATGCTCGCCTTCGGCGCCGCGGTCGCGCTCGTCGGCGCGGGCGTGGCGCTCGCGGCCGCAGGAGTCGCGCTTCTTTCAATGTCCCTGCCGCTCGTCGCCGCCTCAGGGGCGGGAGCGGCCCTCGGGCTGATGGCGCTCAGCGTCTCACTCATGCTCGTCGGGCCCGGCGCCCTCGTCGCGGGCGCCGGCCTCCTGGCGCTTGGAGCCGGCGCGCTCGTGGCCGGGGCCGGCATGGCGGTCCTCGCCGCCGGGGCCGCGCTCGCGGCCACAGGAGTCATGGCGCTGTCGGTAGGGGTGCTCCTGCTCGGCACGGGCATGGCCCTCGTGGCGGCGTCCGTCACGGTGGCGGCCACCGGCATAATGGTCATGGGGTCAGCCCTGCCGCGCGTGGCGGCGTCGGCGCCCGGCGCATCTGTCGGGCTCGCGGCACTCGCGGCCGCCGCGCTTGCGGCGGCGCCGGGCCTTCTCGCGGCCACGCCGGCGATGGCTGCCTTCGCCGCCGCATGCGGCGCCGGCGCAGGCGCCGTGCTGTCGATGGCGTCCACGACGGTCTCGGCAACCGCCCAGGCGCGCAGCGGCATCGACCAGACGAAGTTCGCGTGCCAGTCCATGGCCACGGCGGCGAAGTCGTCCTTCGCGGACTTCGCCAACTCGGCGAAGACCGCGGCCTCCGCCGCGTCGAGCGCCATCATGGGCGCGTGCCGCCAGATGTCCGCAGAGGTCGGCTCGCTCAGGCTCACGCTGCCGCGCATCGAGGTCGGTGCATTGCCGCACTTCTCCATGAGCGGGAGGTTCGACGCACAGAGCGGCTCCGTGCCTTCCGTCGGAGTGAGTTGGTACGCGCGCGGCGGAGTCTTCTCGTCGCCGTCTGTCATCGGCGTGGGCGAGGCGGGCCCGGAGGCTGTCGTGCCCCTGCGCCCGCAGGTGCTTCGCGGCATCGGCGAGGGCATCGACAGCGGGGGCGGCGGCTCGGACGAGGTCATCAGTTGGCTCGCGGCGAACCTGCCGGCCATCATCCGGAGGTACACGCCGGTCACGCTCGAGCGCGACCTCGACAGGCACATCAGGACGGTGACGGAGAATGCCTAGGCTCTACTACGTGTCGTCGTCGGGCGAGCGAGTCAGCCTCGACGGCGACGGCGCCTACGTGGGCACCGCCCCCGATGTGCGAAGCCGCGAGTGGTCGTACGACCTCGGCTGGCGCGGGGCCTCGGCGATCTCCCGCAACGCCCGAGAGGCAAAGGTGGTCGCCTGGCTGACGTCGGGCGCCGCCGACCGCCTGCGCGGGCTGGCCGACCGCGACATGCTCCTCGCGAGGCCGGGTCGCGTCGAGGTGGACTGCGCGTGGTCACAGCGGGCCTACGTCGCCAAGAGCGAGGTCGACACCGTCTACGGACGGCGCGGAGTCAAGGCGGAGCTGACCCTCCTGCTGCTCGACGGCGCGTGGCGCCGCGGGGTCTCGCTAGACTTCTACCCGCGCGAGGTGACGGACTCGAGCGGCCTGGACTGGCCGCACGACTACGACTACGACTACGGCGGCTCGGCCGTGACGCACACCGTGACCGTCGCCGGCCTGGTGCCCGCCGACGTCAGGCTGACGATTTTCGGCCCGTGCAGTGAGCCTCGCGTCACCGTCACCCAGGGAACCTTCTCCAACGTGTACACGGCAGCCGTCGACGTGCCGGGCGGCTCGAGGCTCGTCATCGACGGCTCGAGCTGGCCGAAGTCCATCAGGCTCGTGGGCACCTACGGCGAGGTGGAGGACAAGTTCGCGGCCGGCCAGCGCGGCTCGGGGGCGGGCTCGGGCTCGTACTGCTTCGAGCGGCTCAGGCCCGGCACGTCGTCCGTGGCGTGGGACGGCTCCTTCGGCTTCGAGCTGACCTACTACCAGGAGGAGGGGGAGCCGCCGTGGAGCTCATAGTCGCGGACAACGCCGGGCGCACGCTCTTCCCGCTCTACGACTTCGACCTCGACATGGACGAGGGGTGGGGCGAGGGGGTGGACAACACCTTCGACCTCGTCGTGCGCGACCCGGGCGCCCCGCTGCCGCATGCCGCCTGGCGCTTCTTCGCCGACGGCTCCGAGATAGGCGGCCGCGTCGAGGGCTTCGAGCTCAAGACGGGCCGCACCTCCTCAGAGATGCACTGGAGGGGCTCGCCGTGGACGGGCGTGCTCGCGAAGAGGCTCCTGTGGCCAGACCCGGGCCAGGACTACCTCACGCTCGCCGGCGACGCGAACGAGGTGCTGCGCCAGGTCGTCAGGCGGCTCGAGCTCGGGTCGCTCTTCTCCGTGCCAGACGGTGCGGCGGGGGTGCGGGTCAGCCACCGGTGCAGCCGCGACGAGCCGGACGCCTGGACGAACCTGCGCCAGGCCATGCGCTCCGCGGGGCTTCGCCTCGACGCCAGGTGGGTCGACGGCTCGTGCGAGCTGCGGGCGGTCAGGGTGACCGACTGGCGCGGGCGCATCGACTCCGACCTCGTGTCCTTCGACCTCACGAGATCGCTGCTCGTGACCAACCACCTCAAGGCGGCGGGCGCCGGCGAGCTGGCGGGCCGAGAGGTCGTCGACGTCTACGCCGACAGCAGGGGCAACGTTGGCACATCAAAGGCCATGGCCGGCGTCTTCGAGCTCGAGGAGTTCTACGACGCCAACAACAGCTCGGGCGACGACCTGCGCGACCAGGCCACTGACCGCCTCAAGGACAGGCAGGGCGAGGGCGGCGTCAAGGTCACCGTGGACGAGGGCGTCGAGTTCGGCCTCGGCGACATGGTCGAGGCAAGGCACTACTCCCCGAACGTGACGGTCGGCGTGGAGATAAGCAGCAAGGTCATGTCGGCGACGGGCGCGGGGGCTTGCGTGACCTACGGCGCGTCACCGAGTGGCACGAGGGTGGGGTGATCAGCCTTGATCAGGGTCATCGGCGGCGACCTGTGGCAATGGGACACCGGCAGGAACGTGCGGATAGACGTCGCAGGCGCCACGCAGGCGCACTTCGCGGCCGCCGGGTCGCAGCGCGCCATGGTCGTCGACGTAAAGGACGGCATCGCGATGGTGCCGTCACAGGTGCTCGTCGTGGGCAGGCCCATCGCCGTCTGGGCGTCGAGCGGGAGCGAGACGCTCGAGAGCGCCATCATCAGCGTGGCGCCGAGGGCGAAGCCCGACGACTACATCCAGACGGACGACGAGGTGAAGAAGTGGGAGGACGTCGAGCAGTGGGTGCGCGACCAGATCGCTGAGTACGTCCGGCCCCTCGAGGCTGGCACTGCGACGGCGCTCGGCCCCGACGACGCCCCCACCGTCGAGATAGCGAACCACAGGCTCAACCTCGGCATCCCGGCGGGGAAGCCCGGCACCAAGGTTGCGACGGGTGAGGGCCAGCCAGCCATCGGCGGGCGCGAGGGCGACCTGTACATCGACGAGGCGACGGGGGCGCTTTACAAGTACTCCCGGCACGACAAGGAGGAGAACTGATGGCACTTTCATGGAACCAGGTCGGCGTTCTCAAGGGGCCGAAGGGCGACGCCGGCCAGACCGGCCCGCGGGGCGAGAAGGGCGGCAGCGTCCGCATAGCGACCGTCGACGTGACCGACAACTCGGACGTCGCTTTCTCGGCGCTCACGCCGTCCGACGGCGTCAAGGTCGGTGACGTCATCTTCGACGCCATGGGCCAGGCGTACGCCGTGGCGTCGGTCAACGCCGGCGCATCGACAGCCCACGTCGGCGCGGCGGTGCCCGGCTACACGGCCAAGGGCCCCAAGGGCGATCGCGGAGAGACCGGCCCGCGCGGCGAGAACGGCACGTCCATCACCGTCAAGGGCGCCGTCTCCGACAAGTCGAAGCTCCCGTCCAACGCCGCCATCGGAGACACCTACGTCACCAGCAACGACGGCCACATGTGGGTCAAGACGTCCACGTCGGGCAGCTCCCAGTGGACCGACCTTGGCGAGATGAAGGGTCCCAAGGGCGACGCCGGCAATACCGGCCCCGCCGGACCCGCCGGTGCGACGGGCAAGACCGGCCCGCAGGGCCCGGCGGGCCCCGGCATCACCTTCGGCAACGGCGCCCCGAGCACGCCGTCGCAGCCGGGCGCCGTGTACGTCGACGTTGCCGACGGCTTCAAGGTTTACCAGTTCCGCGACAACGGATAGGGCGCGCAATGGGATGGAGAGACGTCGGCTCGCTCAGGGGCACGGTAGGCGAGAGGGGCCCCGCCGGTTCCCAGGGCCCGGCGGGCCCCCGGGGGGCACCGGGCCAGCAGGGCGCACCAGGCCCCGAAGGGCCGCGGGGGCCTGCTGGAGAGAGGGGCCCTGCGGGCCCGCCTGGCCCGGCTGGACCCTCCGGGCCGGATGGCAAGACGGGCCCAGTAGGCCTCCAGGGCGCACCAGGAACCCAGGGCCCGCCTGGTCCTCAGGGCCCCAAGGGGCCTGCAGGCGAGCGGGGGCCCATGGGGCCGCAGGGGCCGGCCGCGACCACGCAGCAGGTTTTCCTGGCGGCGCACCCGGTGGGCAGCCTGCACATGGAGACGAGGGGCGTGAACCCAGCCGGCGCGTATGGCGGCACGTGGGAGATGCGCGACTCGCAGAACGGATTCATCTGGGAGAGGACGGCTTAAATGGAGCTAGTCACAGGCAAGGCGGGCACCCCGCACGTCAGCTCTGATGACGACGGCCACCGCATCGCGGGCGAGATCGGCACGGAAAGCTACATCCTGGACACGGGCGTCAGGCTCGCGGTGTCGCTCGTTGACTCCAACACGGTGCGCTTCTCCATGGGCGACATGATAGTGCAGGGCCGCCACATCCGCCTCGCGGCGCCCGAGGACGTGAAGGTGGCCTCCGGAACGCAGGGCAAGAAGCGCGCCGATTACATCTGCGTGCACTACAAGCGCGACGTCACGGGGAGCAGTCCGACGCTCGTGGAGACCTGCGAGTGGAAGGTGCTGCAGGGCACGCCGGGCACGAACTCGAACCCGCCGAGCGTGCCCAATGGGAGCATCCTCAATGGCGACGCGGACGTCACCGTGCCCATCGCGGGCGTCGACTTCGACGGCCTGACCACCAAGAATCCGTGGATGAAAATCCCGGATGTCACGCCGCTTTCCATCGTCGGGGATACCCTATACAACACCAAAGTTCTATACAACGGCGGAGGATGGTACGTCGCCTACAAGTCGGGCATAGTTTTCGTCCAGGCGACAAACGTTCACACCGGCTCCGGGTCATGGGACATGACCTATTGCCCCTACGTGCTCACAAAACAGTACCGCCCTCGCGTCGATATCTATGTGCCAGCCATAACGGAGAACGGTGCAAGCTGGACAGGCGCAATGAATATCAACCCAAACGGCAAAATCAGGATGCAAAACATGGGCAACGTCGGGAGTACGGACAGCCGCTCGGCTGCTGCGTCATGGCCTTTGTAGCATTCCGCATCCCAGACGCAAGGACAGGGCAGGGCAGTCCTGCTCTCTCGTCTGGGTTTTTCCCGGATAGAGGAAGGAGCTTCTCATGGCTTTACGCGGAACCTCGGTCGGGCCGTCGGTTCGGCTGGAGACCGACGGCGGCGGAAAGCCCGTCGTGGGGACGGACCCGCCCGAGGCGCCGGAGGGCTTCGAGGCGAGCTACACGCTGGTCGACACGGGCGAGCGCATCGAGCAGGTGTGGAGCGTCGAGCCGAGGTCGCGCGGGGAGGACGCGCTCGCCGTCGCGGCGATGGCGGCAAGGTCCCTGCCGGACGCTGACGCGGCCAGGGTGCCGCTGCTCTTCGGCTCGTGGCGCGTAGGGGTACCGCTCTACGCGGCCGACGAGCGCGTCGAGCGTGGCGGCAGGCTCTACCGTTGCCTGCAGACGCACCAACCGCGCGTCGGCCTCGAGCCGGAGACGGCGGTAGACCTATGGGAGAGAATCGACAGATAGGAGAGGGAATGTTCAAGGGACAAATCGTCAGCGGCTCTGTCTACCTCACCACGGACGGCACGGGCCTCCCCATCCGCGAGGCCCCGGAGCCGACGGCTGGCGAGGGCTACCACACGCGCCTCGCCTACGAGCAGCGCGACGGGGCCATCTGGCAGGTCTGGTTCATCGTGCCCGACGCCGGCACGGCTCAGGACGCCGCCATGGCGCTCGCGGAGATGCAGGCCGCGAAGCTCGCCGACGACGACGCACTCAAGGTGCCCGCGCTCTTCCCGCGCTACGAGAAGGGCCACGTCTACGCCCAGGGAGACCGAGCGCTCTGGCAGGGGGCGCTCTACAAGGCCACGTCCGGCCACACCGCGAGCGCCGATGACCCGACGAGGGACCCCCAGCACTGGGCCAGGGTCGTGCCGGCACAGCCCGGCGGCGAGAAGGCCGAGGACTGGGTCTCCG